GGTTGTTTTCGCAACCTCGTTGCCCGCCGCGGCCGCCGCAGCGCGTGCATCCTCGATGCGCTTTTGCACGGCGTCGAAAAACTGCGTGACGGCTGCCTGTGTTTCGCCGGTGGCCGCTGCGTCGGTGCCGAGAACGGACGTGCTCGGGATCGGTGCCGCGATCAATTTATCCCGCTGCGCGGACAGGTCGGCCAGCGCCTGCTGCGCGGCCCTCAGATCCTGCACCAGGGCGTTTGCGGCATCGGACGAAGCGCCGCCCGACTGGTTATTGACCGCGCTGGCGTAGCGGTCTTCAAAAGCCGCCGTCGCCTCCGCCACGACCTGGCGTGCCTCGGCAATTTTTGCATCGATCTGGTTGATGGCCCCCGACACGGCCTGCTCGCGGATCAGGCCGGTGATTTGCCCGATATTGTTGATAGCGGACGCCGCTGCACCGATGGCGACGATGCCCTTTTTGCCAAACAACAGCGCGCCGACGATGCCGAGGGTTTGCGCCTCCTCCGGCAGGGCTTTGTAACCCTGCCACATGCCGTCGACGGCGCCGGCCACGGCGGCGATGGGGCCGCCGAGGGTATCGATGATCGAGGCGCCGCCCAATGCGATATTTTTGGTGATCTCCACGACCACGGCGCCGGTCGAGCGGGCGGCGTTTTGGATGCTGCCGAAATTCTGGTCGGCGCGCGCATTCAGTTCGGCGAGTGACGCTTTGAGGAACTCAAAAGGCCCGCCATCCATGAGGTCAGCCTTGAACGCAAACCACTTGTCGGACAGCATCGACGTAATGCCCGTCCAGGTGTCGGCCATCGAGTCGGCGGCACCTTTTATCGTGTTGGTCGCGCCGCCCGGCCCGAACCACATATCGTAGATGCGCGCCTTTGTTTCCTCTCCGGTGACCTGGACGCCCGCTTGAAACCCCAGCAGGGCGTTAACACCACGCTCCCGGAACAGGTCGGCGGAGGCGATGCCGCCCGACATGGCGCGCTGGAGTTGCTGCGCGGTTTCGTTAAATGACAGCCCGGTTACCGCTGCCAGATCGCCGGTGATCTGGAGCAATCGGTTGAGATCGTCGGTGCCTTTCGCCACCACCAGCAGACTCGGCGCGGCCTGCGCGATCTCCTGGAACTCGAACGGCACCTGGTTGGCGTAGTCGCGCAGCAGCTTGGTCGATGCGGCGGCCTCGGCGGCGGACCCGGTCAGGAATCGCATCCGCACCGCGACATTTTCCAACTCGCTGGCGGTGCCGATAAACGAGCGCGCGGTAAAGGCCGCGCCGGCGACCACCGCCGCGGCGCGCAGCACCGAGAACTCGTTTGCGAGGGATGCAACGGTGGACCGAGTGCCGCGCAACGCCGATTGCAGCGCGCCCTGGCTGCTGGCGATGCCGCTGGTGGATGCGGCCGCCTGCTCCCGGAGTTTGCCCAGCCCGCCGGTGATCTTGCTGAACTCGCCAGTAACCTGGCCGGACCCGTCGACCTTGAGGCGGATAGTCAGGGGCAATGTCGATGCCATCTATTCCCCCGCTGTGGTTAGGGCAGCTGCTGCCGTTTCTGTTCGCGCTCGGTGAATACCGCGAGCGCGGCGGATTCCATGATCCGCACGGCGTCGAACACGGCGTGCCGATCCGCCACCCCCATCATGTCCATCGCGGCGGCGAGCGCGGTGTAGCGCAGCCCCAGCCGCAACCCGGACATCGGGGCAAATTCCCACTGGGTCTTGCAGGAAAAAAAAACCTCGGCGGCTTCGAGGTTTTCGGGCCATATTTCGAGCTCCTGCGGGGTCAGTTCGGCCGGGGCTTCCAATCCGAAAGCGGCCAGATCATCCGCCCGGGTGTCGATGCCGCCGCCCGCCCAGTGGCAGGCGACATCGGTCAGTTTTTTGCGCGGCCCTTGGGTGAGTGCGCATCCAGCCAGGCCTGAACCACCGCCGGGCACACCGGCCACACGTTGAGCAGCAGCTCGCAATTTGTCGCATTGAATTCGAGCTCGGCGCCGTCCTCGTCCTGCACGCCCCGCCAGCCGATCAGCACCTCGCGCGCCAGCGCCAGATCATCCAGATCGCCGGTCTTGGCCGCTTCCATCTTGGCCTGAAATTCTTCGCGCGAGGCGCGGCGAAACAATCCGTCGAACGTCTCAACGCGGGGGCGGCCGTTCTCGCCGGGGATCTCGATCTTTACCGGGTAGGTAAAGCTGTCGCTTTTTCCGAGCTTGAACATGAGGGCTCCTTGGGTGTGGGTCGGACAAATTACAGGCTGACGATTTTCAGCTCGTCATTGCCGGCGTCGGGGAGGAAGCGCAGGTCGTAGCCGATCAGGCGGCGGCCGTCTTTATCCTCTTTTCGCGGGTTGACCAGCTGCACTTTCGGCGCGAACACCAGGATGTTGAAACCCGCCGTGGTGCCGTGCACCAGCCCCACGGACTGGGCGACATTGGTCTTGACGTTGGTGAAAAACGTCGCTTCGTTGGCTGCGGTGAGGTCGAACATGACTTTGCCGGTGGTCTCGCGGCCGGTGAGGTCGACGCTCTGGCCGCTCGCCGCGGCCGTGCCCAGCAGGTCGGTAAATTTCACCTGGTTGCCCAGGTCGAGCTCGAGCCCGCCGCTGATATATTCGGTGCCGCCGGTGATGGCGCCGGTGGCGTAGGTGCCGCCGAGCACCAGCGCGCCGGTATTCGGGTCCGTGACCACCGACGGGGTTTTCCACGCCGTGAGCGTCACGGCCGGGTTGGCGATGGCGGTCAGGCCGCCATCGAGGCCGGTGAATTTGAATTTCATCGTCGGCCGGCTGCCGACGTTGAGGTCGAACGACACCGTGCCGCGACAGCCGAGCAGTTTGTGCAGCGCGCCGTCGTCGTGGTAATAGATGGTCAAGCCTTTGAACGTGCCGTAGTCGGTCACCAGCGTGTGTTCGACGCGCGACGGCGTGGTGAGCAGCGCCCCCGTCAAAAATCCGCAGCCCTGCAACAGGGCGTCCCAGGCCTCGATGGTGCCGGCGGTGCCGGAGCCCACCAGCTCGACGGAAAACTCGCAATCGACGCTAGCCGACCCCACCAGCTGCTCGGCCCCCCCGAAATACGGGCGGATCAGCGTGCGGTCGACGTTGTTGGCATTGAGTGGGGTGATCGTCAGATCGGACACCAACAGCGCGTTGGCGGCGCCGGTGGGCGCGGCGTCGACGCCGTAGGTGGTCTCGATCTTGGCCAGGATCGCGGCATTGCGGGCATAACGGGGCATGGGGTGTTACTCCGGCGCGGATGGGTTGGATTCGGCGGTGTCGGCGCTCGCGCCGGGGCGGCCGCGGCGCACGGGACCCGCCGGCACGTCAGCTGCCAGAACGGGGGCGGCCGGGGCGTCAGCTGGCGCCGGTTCGGCATCGGTCCACTGATGGGTTTTTTCGTCGTAGCGCTTGCCGCGCCAGTCGGGGGCGTCATTTTTCACGGCGTGATGATCCTCAGATAACGTTCGGTGGTGAATTCCTCGCGCCAGACCGCGATCGCGCCCTCGAATCCCAGCAGGCTGCCGCCGACGTAGTCGATGGGTTTGGCGCCGAGCTCGGCCTGCCAGCCGGCCAGGGCTATCTGCACCGCGTCGCGCAGGTCCTCGAGGGCATCCTGCGCCGGCCCGCCGGTAGCGGCGGCGGCGGCCTGGGTGAGCCGCAGCTCGACGCCGAACCGCTCGACGATGCGCTGGTCGTGCGTGCCCAGCAGCGCGCTGGGGGCCGCATCGGCGCCCAGCGGATAGACAAACGCCACCGGGTAGCTCGGCGATACCGCCGCTTCCAGCGCGCCGTAGATCGCGCGCAGTGCGGGCACCTGGGCCTGCAAACGGGTGATCACGGGCGCCAGCCTCACGGCATCACCTCGCCGAATACCCGACCCGGCGTGCTGACCAGCGCCGGGCTGGCGGGGCCTTGGGCGGGCTCCAGCCCCGGCAATTTCACCCGCCGCGCGGCGATCTCGCGCAGCTGGCGGGCGGCATCCTCATAGCGCCGGCGGACCTCGTCGCTCGCGAGGTCCTTCCAGAGCCGATAACGCGCGATCTCGCATGTGATGAACACCACCAGGTCGGGCACCGGCGCCGCCAGAGGCAACGTGGTGATGGCCGCGAGATAGGCGTCCACCTCCGTGCTGGCGTCGTCGAGCGCGGGGCCGTAGACATCCGCGTCCGGCAGCCCGTCGCTGTTGCGGTCGGTCAGTTGCAGTATCTCGTCGGCGCCATAGCGCGCCTGGAGATCCGCGAGGGCGGCGTGGGCCACTGCTTATTTGCCCTTCTTGTGGACGGGCGCTGCAACCAGCGACCCGTCCGCGATGCCCTGCTCCAGCGC